CTAACTTTTGTGCTGCGCCGTTCTGCCGCAACTGAAGGAGAATTACTCACCGCAAGTCAAAAAATCGTCGGAACTATCGTCCATATACAATCAAAAAAGACAGGTGGTAGATTGACCAACCTTAGCAGTAAAGTTTCACAATGCTAATTTTTGTTTCTCCTGACGGGCGAGCATGCGCCTCGTGTGAGGGCGGGGCTGCCGCAATACTTCGCAAAGTCGCTCCCGGACCGGCAAATGGGGCTAATTGAGACGATTGCAGCCGTCGCCGCCTGCACCCTCGCGCTCGGCGTCCCGGTCGTGCTCGATCGACAGCCATACCGGCCGGGTAAGCTCAACTACATTCCGCTGATGATCATATCCCTAGCCGCGTGCTTGCTGCTCGGCCGTCACCTCCTGGCGTTCATCATGTAGGATATGAGACCGTACGGGCGAAGAGAGCCTAAGGACAGAATCGGAGATCATCGCGTTCGTTCTCGTAATCCTCCATCGCTTGATGAAGTACATTGTCCGATGGTAGAGCACGAAGAGCCTGCGAGATCTTCTTGAGGGTCGGCTCATCGTAGGAAACCGGTTTCGGACATTGACACGCGGTCGAGCGCGTGCTGCTGCAACTGGCGATGACCAGAATCATCGCGAGCGCCGCGGCTCCAATCCCCATCTTCGATTTCATGCGCGTGTCCCCTCCGGCCCCCGGCACCATGACCAGAGCCTCGCACACGATCAAGATGGAACCTCGTCGCCGACGGGATCGCCTTCCGTTCTCTCTCGGCAGCAGAGCTTCTTGTTTGTTAAGGCGGATGGCTGCATCACAAATGAGGGCTTTTCCACCAAGCGGCTAGCTCGGCGACCGTGCCAGCAAATCGGCTGCGGTCGCACGGGCCAATCCCCGGTACAGGAACCACATCGGAACCGACGCGGCCATCAGTATATTGCCACAGCTTCCAATTTGGCCAACCAAGCGGACAAACCGGCCGCGGGCCATATGCAGGCAACCACAGCGGGCACCGCGACAGGACGCTGTTCGGAAGCCCTGTTCCGCGCTCATCGGACCCGTAGCGGTTGATGTAGATGAGCGGAGCACGGTCGGTTGCCATGTGCAAACGCGCTGCGGCTTCGGCAGTCTGGGGGACAGTAACCGTGCCGCCGACCCCGTTTGGCTCGGCATCGAGCGCGAGCACGAGGCAACCTTCTGCCGCCAGCAGGAAGTTTTTGACTTGGAGCTCCGGCGCCGAACTATCGAGAAAGTGATAAGCTCCCACAAGGAGCCCAGCGGCTGTTGCGGCGGCGAAGCGGGGGGCGAATGTTGCATCGATCCAGCGCGAGCCTTGGGTCGCCTTCAGGATAACGGCGACAATTCCCGCCGCCTTGGCCTTCTGAAAATCGACCGGCGACTGCCAATGACTGAGGTCAATAACAACATCCGATGTGACTGGCGGTAAATAGGGTGCAGCACCCAAGTTTAGCGACGATGGCAGATCGGCGGCGAAATTCGCGGGGATCATGGGTGGAACAGGCCCAGGATGGATTGCTTGAACTGGGCCAGGGCGGTAGCCGCGGCCATGATGCCGCCGCCCAACCAAAGAGCAACGCGCAGACTGAAGCGCCCGCGGTCCGCAACTATCACGAGTTCCTCGACTTGGTCGACGAGACCTTTGCGGCCCTTGCCGTCGCCGTGGAGAGCGAGGTGGATCTCCTCAATGTCTCGCCGGATTAGTGCCAGCTGGGTTTCCAAGGGGTACGAGGTGCCGCTCATCTTCTTCGTCCGACAATCCTAATCCCGCGAGGACCAAAGCTCAGCGTTTTGGTCTCGCCGCCGACGTGCACACAGCACTCACCAGTTGCTTCATCCGCGGTGATGATCTCCCCGGGCACATCGGTGTAGTTGTCGGTACGCACAATTTTCCAGCGACGCTTATCTTCGGTGCTATGCCACGATTCCAATTTCATTGTGCTATTCCTAGGAAAGTCCAAGCGAGATTTGCCAACGTCGCGTCGGGGGTCGCCGGCCCGATCACGGTTAGCACATCGCCGGGATTGAACACGGTCGCCGAGCCCATCGTGAATGTTGCCGTCGTAGCCGACGCCGCGAAAACCATCGTTCCAACATCCGTGTCGTTCTTTTGAATTCTGCAGGTTGCTACCGCCGTCGCAGCGACTGCAGCGGTACCCCGGCTGCCAGAAAGCCCAGTGGGTAAAGCTGTCGACGCTGCGAACACATAACTTTGCAGCACGACACTTGCGGATGGCTTCCCGGAATAAGAACCACTAACGACTATTGAGGGCGCCTGCCCGGTACCTTTTACCGTGTACATGTAAGCCGGGACCGAGGCGAGGCTCTGCAGCCCGCCGCCGACAATATTCATAGCTGGAAACTTCAGATAGATCGTCTGACCGATCAGGCTGTTCGGATAGGAAAACCGGCCGATAGATCCGTCCACCCGAACGAATTGCGTGCCCGTTGGATGATCGATAATCGCAGTGTCATAAGCACCGCGATAGAGCGTCGTCAGGGCGTATTTGTGAGGTCCGGTCAGCGTGGCCGTCTGATAGGCGAGAAGTTCTCCGCCCACATAGCAGAGGGTTACTAGATTGGCGACATCGGTGGCAGACACCGAGACCAGCTGACCTTGGCTCTCAGTCAGATCGACGGAAAGAATGTCGGTGATGTCGGGCGAAGGATGCGGGGGCAGATCCGCGGCCAGCATCCCTTGCGTCGCGGGGGAGGTTATCGATCCGGCAAGGGCGTAAGAATCGCCATCGCTCGAGATCCAGACCTGCGCACCACCCCAATTCGAGCCACCCGAAAGCGCAACCCAAATTTCGAGACCACCGCTCAGCAGCGCGGCCGGGGGCTCGAAAATGATCGGTTCGTTGACATTGCCGGGAGCCGCATTCCAATTCGGCACATAGCCACCACCTGATTGCTTCGGATAAAGCGCTGCGGTGGAGTAGCCCCCGAAGAAATCCTCTGCGGTGATCGAGAGCGTGCCTTCCTCGTCTTCCTCCACCGCGGTGATGCGCACGGTTAGCGCGGAAGCGCCGAGCCGAGAGTCGGTGATCTGAACGAGGTCCATTGGCTCAAGAAGGCAATACTTCCAGCCGAGCCGGAACGTGTAAGTATTACGAAACAGCAACGCGCGCTGCAGCAAAAGCTGTGCCACGATCGGGCCGACATTTACAGGGTCGACGATCGCGCGCGCCTTCAAGGAACTATCGCGGCGGATGCCGTAAAGTTCGATCACCGCTTGATCGAAGGCTTCTACGACCGCAGTGTTGTAGCCATTTGATCGGTCGAGACATTCGAGTTGGATCGAATTGGTGGCGTCGGCCGGGGTCGTGCGAGCGATTCGGACGGGATCGTCGCTGAAGCCTCCGGAGATCGGACCCGCGCCTGACCGCAGCGCCGGCCCCCCCGCAACCACCCCGGAACCCGTCCCGACACTGGTTTCCTGGACAATGAAATCGTCCTCGCCGAGACTACAGATCGGCGTGGTATTTGGCTCGTAGGTGGTGCCGTTACCCGTCACGGTCTGATCACCATAGGGCACGATCTTCAGCAGCCCGCCCGACCAGACAATCGCGCTGTTGGTGATCTTGACAATGTCAGAGAGATGGCTCTGCGCTTCCTGTTGTGTGTCGAGCATCGGCGACAGCATGATGCCGACGGCCTGACAATAGGTAGAGTAGAGGGACAGATCACCGAGGTTCGCGGCTGGAAAACCGGCTCCATATCGCGGGTTGGTCAGAAAGTCTGCGACGATTAGTGCGGGATTGGCATCGAGCGCATTAGTACCGCTTGAGGACAGGCAGCCGTGCACCTCAAAAGAAAAATTGGGAAGGGTCGCCGTGTTGCCCATTGCGTAATTGTTGGCGACAACAGTTGCCGTCCCGGAATAGCCGAGAGCTTTCGCAGCATGGTTCGTTTGCCAATATGCATCTGCCGCCTGGCCGTCGTTTCCAAGATAGATCGACGCTGGGAGGGAGGACAGCGTGCCGATATTCTTGTCCCACCATACGGTACCAATCCCAGCGATCGGCCCTTGGCATAACCCCATAATGACCGAGGCACTGTATTTGTACTCTTGGCCGCCCCCCTTGCCCCCGCCACCGCCCTTGCCGGAGCCGCTTTGGCGCGAAGATGGCGTCGCTTTGAAATCGTCGTACTCGATCAGGTTTGGCGAGACACGAGTAGTGCCATAGACGAGCGGTATAGTCCCCCCATGCTGCGAGGTTTGGAATTGCAGAGAGCCGACCGCCTTTTGCTGTTTGGCGTTCGACACGCCACCTACGATCCCGCCCATGATCAACCAGTCAGAAACGGATCGAAGAACCGCACTGGGCGGCCCGCCAGCGGCGATTGGTTTCCATCAACATAGACGACCCCAGCATCGTGCCAGGCATGAATCAGCCTGGGCCAGGAGACAACGATCGCACCATGCGCGAAGCAGCGGCCGAACTTAAAAACCGCCACATCACCCCTCTTGGGCGGCCCCTCGATCTCGCGCGCGTAACGCACAACGCCTTCGAGATAGCGCTCGGCGTCGCGGTGCAGGTTCCAGTCGGGGGGATAGAACGGCACATCGATATGCCGGAGGACACCCGCCGCCTTATAGACTTCGGCTAGCAGCATGAGGCAGTCTGTGCCACCGGCTTTGATCCGGCCCATGTGGTGATAAGGCGTCCGCAGCCAGGTTTCCGCCTCGGCGATTACCAATGATCGCTGGCTCATACCGCCGTCTCCGGCGTCGGTATGTGGGGGAAGCCACCGAAGTGAATGATGTTGTTAAACACGTTCTGGCAGGTAGCGAGAGTACGGTCGCACCCTGGTAGCAACTGGAACTGGTCACCGGCTTCTACGGGAGAGAGAAACGCGCGCTTCACGTACACCCAGCCGGCGCTCACGTTTGCGACCGTGCGACTCGACCCTGCATTCGCCCCGGTCGCGCCAATGATGGTCCCCTGTGTATACAGGTTCGCCGGGCTCGGGTTAACGGGAGCGGCGATTTGCACCTGCGTCGAGCCCGGTCCCGCTGCAAATGTCGCCTGCAAAGCCGACCGATCAAATTGGCACATCCCATCACCGAAAGTGTGAGTGCAGGATGACTGCCAGAGCCGGCGGGGCATTTGGATATTCAGAAGCTCCAAATGCGAGCGGCATTTGATGTCTATGCTGGTGCGGGTACACTCGATGTCTGAAATCCGGCCGGCGAAGAGGACCACGGTTCCCGGGCTCGTATCCCCATAAGTCGGCATGAACACTCGGTCGAGCTGTAGGAGCGCACCGTCGAGCTGCCCTTGCCAGGCCGCTTCCAAGAACGTCACCGCACCAATGAGATCTACGGTGTCGGGATACACCTTGACCTCGAGCTCATCGACCTGGGTGCCAATGACAACCTTAGTTTTCGAACGCTCGAATTTAGGGCCCAGCGCATAGGTGGCGCCGTTGACGATCAGCGCGGTCGGCGCCGCCGAGTAGCGCAGAACCGACCCGCCGACCAGCGTGATTGTGTAGAGGTCGGCCATCATGAACTGGTCGCTATTTGCCAGCAGCGCAATTAGCGCGGGGCTGGCGGCTTTCACAGCCGCACCGACATGAAAGTCAGCTTTTTCAATTGCCACAATCGGTGCATGAAGTGCTCAAAGTCATATTTGTCGTCAGTGAACCGGCAGCGGAAGTAATAAGTGAAATCCGCGGTGATGATCATCCCGCTGCCGGGAGCCGTGCTGAAAGTCACCAACCCGGTAGTCGGATCTACGCTGTACGTCGTAGGATTTTGCGTGATTCCGTTGAGATAGACGGCGCGTACAAAGTTGGGTGCCTGGATTGGCTCAAAAAAGCCACCCCCGGGCAGCGTTGTGCCCATCGCCCGCTGAAGCTGAAAGACGGTTGTGCTAGCGTTGCCAATGCCGATCTGCTGCCCGGTGACTTGGCTGTCGCTGGGGTCCTCAAATAGGAATGTGCCGAAGGCCCCCTGGCACAGCATAAAAAATCCAACCAAGGTTCTCAGCTCATCGTACCCGGCTGCCGGGTTGTCACGCAGGAAATCGTAGACCAGCGCAAACTGCCACAGCGGGTAAGGATAATCGAGTGCCCGCAGCTCGCGGCCCGATGCTGCGCGCTGGATGCGGGTCTGAAACGTCGGCGTTTTGGTCACGTTCCAGGCGAGCCCGGGCAATGTCGGAAAGATCAAAGCCATCAGGCTGTCCGTAGCGTCGAGCCGTTGCGCATCGCCTTGTTGAGGGCGGAGACGAGAAGACTACCATTACTATGGAAAAACCGCTTGACGTCCTGACTGTCGATTGCCGAAACATTTATGATCACTGGACTGGCGCCGACCCCTCCGTTGGCGGAGATCATGCCTTGCAGGCCCTGGCTGATATTGGCTGGCAGAATCATCTCGTTTTGGTGCACCATGGCGAGCTGATCCGATGGCACTACCCAACCACCCGCAGCCGATGCGATCCCGCTCGCCGCGGCCATTACCGTGGCCTCGCCGGCCGCGGCAGGCCCGGCCGCCGCCGGTCCCATTATCGGGGCCAAGAACGCAAAAATGCCGCCGAACGCCTGAGCTGAATCGGTAACGATGCTTTTAACCGCGTTCAATGCCTTCATCGCCAACCCCGCTGCCAGTCCCTCGCCTTCAGCGGCAGTGCGTGCCGCAGCGCCGGCCTCGGTGGCGGTTGTCATTGCGAGTTCGCTGGCGATCCAATTGGTCACCATCTTGACCCCGAGACTGACGAACTCCCCGATGATCGATTGAGTAATATTCGCCACCGCCTTCTGGAGTGTGGTCGTGCCCAAGATCATGCCGGTGATCGAGGTGTCGAAAGCGCGCTGGATCGGCTGCATCAGGCTCTGCCAAGCTCTTTCGCTGTTCTGCACCGCCTGAAAGTCGAGCTTCTGCCTTTCCGTCAAAAACTTCTCGTAAGCTAGTCGCTGCTCGTCCATCAACTTTTGGTGAGTCCGGACATCATTTTCAGCGACTGCGAGTTTTTTCTGGAAATAGTCTTGCTCGAGTGACCATTTTGTCTCCAGCATTGCCTGGAGCTCGGTGATCTCCTCCTTGCTCGAGATTTTTCCTAGTTCGGCATTAGCTTGTATAGCCGCCCTTTTACGGGCGTATACGGTGTCGGCTACTTTTTCGTCGGCGTCGAGTGCAGCCAGCGCGTCGCGCTCGGTCTGAACTGCGATTTGTTTTTCGAGCTGGTAGATGTTGCTTTCAATGGCCAAGCGTGCCTTTGATCCAGCTTCTGTCAGCGCCAGTTTGTCCTGCCAGAACGACAGCTCCTCCGCTTTGGAATCCCGGAAGAAGGCGCCCTCATCGAGGAGCCGGGCTTGAAGCTCCGCACGCCATTGCTGGAGGCCATCAGTCGCAGCGCCTCGAGCAGACGCCGCGCCTCCGGAGGACCCTATCGCCCTCGGCCTTCCTCCGCTACGGAGCCCATCGCCCCCTTCGTGGCCGACGCCGGCGAACTGTTCGCCATCACGCGGCCCATCCACAGCGGTAACGTTCGGGATCACACTCCCGCCCATCGACCCCGCTAGGTTCGCGACTTTGGACTGTAACGAAGCGATCGTAGCACCGATCTGGGCAACAGCTGTGCTTATCTGCGACTGTGCTTGCTGGGCAGACTCACCCAGGCCTGCAAACTGAGCCTTCATTCCTTCGGTGGCGGCCTGCACCGAATTTGATGCTGCCTCCATTCCGGATTGGAGGTCGTCGGTTTGAGCGCTGATAACGACGCTGGTTTCCAAATCGGCCATGATAGCCCTCTGCTCAAAGAGCGCCTGAAGATATTGCGGTAGCGCTCTTCACCGAGTTTCAATTACCCGCTGTCGCTCTGCGCCTCAATTCAGCGAAGTCCAGCACCACAGGCGCAAGGCCAGCATGGACATCCCCCGAACCAAACCCGGGGCCAAGCTCAGCCAGCAGCGGAGTGATATCAGAGCGCTCCTCGTTCTCGACGTTGGACGACACTACGCCGCGCGGCTCCAACGGCATGCGCGCTCGTTTGCCCAGCCCGAGATAGGAAGCCACCAGCATATGCAACGGCGGGTATTCAACCCAATAAGCCATGAGCTCCTCGAAATCGAAGAGCGTCATGGCATCGATTACGGGATAGCTGTAACCGCAGGCGGTGGCGAGGAGGCCGTATATGTATCCCCAGCCGTCCTTGGGCTCGACCCCGAGATCGCCACCGCCACGGCTTCCCCCGGCGGGCCACCGCGCGGCTTTAGCCCCGACCCGGTAAGAACCGCGTTCAGCACGG